TCCCTATTTTAACTCTGGAAACAGTTCTTCTAGGAACTCAACCAAATCCACATCGTCAGGGATGTAAGAAAATGGTCCAGTATGCCCATATGTTATAACAGTTTTACGGATGCCATATGCTACAATAAGGTGGCGAACCTCTCTCTTAAATGCTTCAATAATAACTTCATTACAGTTCATCAGACACCATCGCTTTAAGTTCTGTGTATCCACCTACATACTGCATATCCATTAGTTCTAGTGTGAATATCTGAGGCACAGTCCTAAACTTAATACCTGCGATGTCTTGTAGTGTTTGTTTATCTTGGTCATCCATTTCTGAAATGTCTCTGTAGCCATAAGGAATGTCAAGTCTGTCTAGTAATCTCTTAGCTTCTAAACAGAACCCACAGCCTGATGTACCGTAAATCATATATGTCATGTTATAATCCTATTAATGCCCAACCGTGATTGGCTATTGCGTTTGCAATGATGAAGAGGCAAGTAATTACCTCTAACACCACTATCGTATATTTAATTACCCTTGGCAGCTTATGCACTCGTCTTCCTCAAAGTCTTTCAAGGCGTTCCTAACAACCTTAGCTCCTACGTTATCAGCTGTCTTACCTGCTGTTGTTCGTAAGTAGTACAGCCCTTTCAGTCCTTCTTTATAGGCTTTTAAGTGTACAGCGTTTACATAGCCCTTGTGAGCGCCTGACGGGAAGAACAGGTTAACACTCTGACCTTGACATACAAACGGTTGACGTTTAGCTGAATGTTCTACAACCCAGGATTGGTCTAGCTCAAAAGCCGTCTTAAACACATTCTTCTCATGGTCTGTCAGTTGAGATATGTGCTGAACACTACCGTCGTTAGCTAAGATGCTGTCCCATGTGTACTCGTCGTTACAGTCGTGTGCGTCCAGAACTTCTTCTAAATACTTGTTCTTAACTACATGAGCGCCTGCACGTGTACGGTGTGTATACATGTTAGACTTCAAAGGCTCAATAGAGGCAGTACAGTTACAAATGATAGAACTATTAGCATTAGGAGCAATAGCAAGCAAATGCGCATTTCTGATTCCATAGCCAAACGCATCAGGGCATTCCCCACGCTCCTCCGCAAGTTTCTTTGTTTGCGTGAAAGCTTTAGACTTAACATCTTTAAAGATTTTATAGTTCTCACTTGTTGCCTCCCAAGACTCCCATGCAATGCTTTTAGACATAAGGTAGCCATGGAAACCCATAGCGCCAATACCAATAGAACGCTCACTATATGCCGAGAAACGTGCTTTGTCCAACTCTTCTGGAGCATTCGCTATAAACTCCTCTAACACATTATCTAAGAATGTTACCAAGTCGGCAACCATGTCACTGTCTTTCCAGTCGTCATACTTCTCAAGGTTAACAGAAGACAAACAACACACTGCTGTTCTGTCGTCGTTAGTGGCTAAGTGTATTTCGTTACACAGGTTACTGCCTTTAATAGACAAGCCTAGTTCTTTCTGATAATGCGGTAAAGCCTTGTTAGCCGTATCAATGAAGTTTAGATAAGGACTACCTGTTCTAAACCTAGCTTCTAACATCTTCTCCCATAACTCTCTAGCCTTTACAGTGTCTGTTATGTCACCTGTAGCAGGACAGATAAGATTAAAGTCTGCTCCTGACTGTACAGCCTGCATAAACTCTTCTGTAAGGTTAACAGCGTTGAACAGGTTGAAGCATTTACGGTTGATGTCTCCGCCTGTTGGTAGCTTAAAGTTAATAAATTCTACAATGTCAGGGTGGTTAACGTCTAAATAGGCTGCATAGCTACCTTTACGTGTCTTACCCTGCTTGTAAGCGGTCATCTGACCGTCTGTTACCTTCAGCATAGGCATAACACCTACTGACTTCTCTGTAACACCTCGTACATCGCCCCAATGTCCACCAACACCGCCACCTTTAACGCTCAGCCAAGCTGTTTCTGCGTGGTGATTAACCAACCCTTCAACACTGTCTGGCACGTAGCTTAGGAAGCAACTAATAGGCAGTGCTTTGTGTTCGTGGTTTGGTAAAGGTGCGTTACTAAGGATTGGTGAAGAAAACATAAACCAACCTTGTGATACGTAATCATACATACGTTGTGCTAATTCGCTATCGCCTGCTGAATAGGCTACACAGGCTCTAGCGTATGCTTCTTGNGGACTACCCTCTGTTGGTAGCATATAGAAGTCTTTAAGNAGTGAAAAAGCCTGTTTAGTTAACAGACCATCACGTTTAAACTCTACGTNAATCCCATGTACTTGTGTCATTTTCAATATCCTGTGCTAAAATGTCGTATTTTTGTATTATTTTATCTTCAAACTCTTCAACAAGCATCTCACTGTTAATCTCTAACGTTTCCATTAGTGTTATCTCGTCTAAGAGTGTTAGCTTTTCTTTTAACTCTTCGATAGTTAGATTCATTAGAACACCGTTTTGATTTTCTGTAAGTAGTGAATGGCTTTGTCAATGTCTTGTAAGCCGCCTTTATCCTGAAAGCGTGAAACATATTTGATAACATTACCTTGTAGATAACCGATAAAAGCCTCTTCAGACATTAAGCTTTCCATGTATTCCCAAGGCTGAACAGGCTTGTTGTAATGGTCAGGGCAAACTTCATCAGGGTATTCTTCACCTAGCGCTCTCATAACCTCTTCACTGTAGTGTAGTCCGTCGTTGCCATTCTGACCAATAGTATCCATTCGCTCTTCTAATGCGTCTTTTAAGTTTGCTTGAGCGACGTACTGTTCCCATTCTTTATTCCTTGTTATAGATTGTAACTGTTCTTCATAGACCTNTTTAGCTGTTTTAGTCGTCTCGTACGAACTCATTTCTTTTTCCTCGCTTGTTTACGCTCTTCAGCTGTTTTCGTTTTATGGCATTCTTTACATAACAACTGTAAGTTATCGGCTTCACAGAATAGACGCTTAGTGAAACTAGGCAGGTCTTCGTATTTTAATAAACTACCTGCAGGTTCAATGTGGTCTACCTGTACATCCTTACCTTTGAATATGTTATGACACTCTTCGCATTCGTATTGATATTTTGTTCTATTGTCGTCCCCTATGTATGGTTGTTGTTTACTCTTTAAGAACTGGTGCTTTACAGGATAACGTGACCAACTTTGTCGTAGTGCTGAACGTATGAAAGAGAAGTAGCGTGATTCCGTCCACGTACCTCCTGCTCTGTTTTTAAGACCCCTCATTAAACAACTCCATCTGAAAGGACTCACAACTCTCTGAGCAGAGTGTTTGTTTGTTCTTATACATACGCATGGTTTGTTTTATTTCATCATAGGTGTAATCTTCATAAAACTTAACAACTCCTTCAGGAGAGACTTTACCTCTGTAAATTAATTCTTTAGGTTGCTCTCCTCTTTGGCGAGCCTGCTTAACCATGTCTACCCATTCTTCAAATAGTTCAGGTTCATCCCTTTGAGCTAGTGCTATTCTATTATTCCCTTTCTTCACACAGAATATACAGTTGCCTAGATGCTCTTCTATGTTTAAGTCAAACGGCATGTTAGACCACCATTCTAATATATCAGACTTTTCCATGTCGCTAATATCAGCTAAATATTTAAAACCAGTTTTGTCTTTTAGTCTTCGTTTTTCATCGCATCTAATTCCTATCCATCTAGTAACATCTCCTTTAGTTTTTATGTACTTGTCTGCAACATCTCTTTTTAAAGTGGATGTGCAGAGAGGTGTGACTGCTGTGAAAGTTCCGTACTTTTTTGTAAGGTCTTTCATTATACTTAAATCCCATCCTATATCATCAGTGCTGACTATATCATAGGATGTCCCTACACCTTTTGTTTGGTTTATTACAGGTCTAAGAACTGTAAGGTTAAGGTTGAAGGCTTTATCACATTTTCTTATAAATTCATAGGTTTTAGGGTGTTCTGCTCCTGTATCTATAAAGAAGAACTCAACGTTATCATACTTCGATTTTAAAAGTTGTGACATATAAGCAGAGGTTCGTCCTCCACTAAATGCTACTACATGTTTCATAACAAACCCTCACGTTTAGCGTATGCTTCAAAGTCGTCATCCTTGCTTCGTAGCATGTAAAGTAAATGACCATTCTCAATAGCCCTGTCAAGTCCTAGATGCTCAACTATACAATCCCAACGTTCCTTGTTGTTAAGCTCTTCCAATAGCTTTTGCGACTTCTTATCCCCTATCCCTTTGACGCCTTGTATGTTGTCTATTCTATCGCCTGTCAGAAACTGTTTAAAGAATCTCAAGTCTGCTTCGTCCTGTTCCATGTAATAACGTTCCTGCTTAACAAAGTTGTAATGCCAACCTACTACTTGGTCTAGGTCTTTGTCAAGGGTAACGATTATTGAAGCGTCTTTATCTTTGAATTCGTTAGTTAGTTCGTGTTGTCGTATTGCTAGTGTATCGTCTGCTTCCATACCATCTACTATCGTTGCTCCATGCTTAGCCACCATGTGCTTGCGGATTGCTTC